AAGGCGGTTGGTTTGAGTCGGACAAAGTGCGTTTCCGTTCTGGCTACCCTGAGAAAATTGGCGGCTGGGCAAAAGACAACGGCCCCAACGCTTCTACGTTAAAACCCACGACTGGTACGTTTTGGGGAGTCTGCCGATCCATGTGGAATTGGTTTAACTTGGCGGGGTACAACTTGCTGGGGCTTGGCACAAACCTCAAGTACTACATTCAGAATGGCCCCGGAGGCGCTTTCAACGACATAACTCCACTGACAGGTTTGCCTCCCGGCCCCGTAGCTGCGGCCAATGCTTTTGCGGCTACAACCGGCTCCAGCATCATCACGGTAACTGACAATGCTCATGGCGCACAAGCTGGCGACTTTGTCACTTTTGCAGGCGCAGCATCCTTGGGTGGGAATGTTACCGCCACCATTCTTAATGCCGAACACAGAATAGCCACCTACATCAGTTCAAGTCAATACACCATCGTTGTGTCTGTTGTAGCAAACGCAAGCGACTCAGGCAACGGCGGCGCATCAACCACGGCGGCATATCAAATTGCTACTGGTGGCGATATTTATACAGTGGGCGTTGGCTGGGGCTCTGGCGGTTGGGGTGGCGTATCTGGAACAACCACAACAGGATGGGGCTCTCCGGCTCCTGCTGGTTTGGGTATTGGCATCCAGCTTCGCCTCTGGTCTGAGGCAAACTTTGGACAAAATTTAGTGTTGAACCCCCGTGGCGGGGCGCTGTATTACTGGGTTGTTGACAACAACCCTTCTACCTTTAACCGAGCACAAATTTTAAATGCTGCTAATACAAACACACTTGGCGGCGTAGCTTACTGGCAGGCGGACGCTACATGTCCTTCTTTGGTCAACTACGTGTTGGTATCTGATTCGTCTCGGTTCACCATTGCATTTGGCTGCAATGACCCAACAGGCGTATACGCAACAACCACGCTTGACCCCATGCAAATCCGGTGGTCAGATCAAGAGTCCGTACTTACATGGACACCTGCGGTCACAAACCAAGCGGGCGACTACCGTGTAAGCCACGGCTCTGAAATTATCTCGGTGATACAAACCCGACAAGAGATATTGGTTTTGACCGACGCAGCCCTCTACTCCATGCAGTACATAGGCCCGCCATATGTGTGGGGCTTCCAGTTAATGGGCGACAACATCTCTATCATGGGGCCAAACGCTGCTATCACGGTTAACAACATCACGTACTGGATGGGTACGGACAAGTTCTATATGTATTCAGGCCGTGTGGAAACACTCCCCTGCGCCCTGCGCCAGTACGTATATGAGGACATCAACCTTTCGCAGTCATATCAATTCTTTGCTGGCACAAACGAAGGATATAACGAGGTCTGGTGGTTCTATTGTTCAGCCAACTCAACAACGATTGACAAATACGTTATCTTCAACCACCTTGAGCGCACATGGTATTACGGAACATTGGCTAGAAGTTCATGGCTTGATAGCGCATTGAGGGATTCTCCAATGGCTACGGGTTACGATGTAGGCGGCAGCTCCACAAACGGTATTTTGGTCTACCACGAGGTCGGTAATGACGACGCAAGCGTCAACCCCCCAGTGCCTATTGCTGCATTTTGTCAATCATCTGACTTTGATATTGGTGACGGACACAACTTTGGCTTGGTTTCTCGCATCATTCCCGATGTGACTTTTGACGGATCAACTGTTAGTGCGCCGTCTTTGGATTTTGGTGTGCGCCCCCGTCAGTTCCCCGGCACAAACTATGGCAACTCAGATTCACCGACAGTAACCAGCGCCGACAACTACTCAACCCAGCAGTACTACACCGTGCAACAATTTACGCAACAGGTGTTTGTGCGTATTCGTGGTCGGCAAATGGCGCTCAGGATTGAGTCAAATGACCTTGGCGTGGCGTGGCAGTTGGGCGTTCCCAGAATTGATACCCGCCCTGACGGACGCAGATAATGGTCACCACGTTCAATAGATACCGCCCGTTTGTTCAGCCGCGCTTACCCTCGGCCCCAGCGCAATACGATGCCCAGTTTATTGAGCAGTATTCAAATGTGCTGCGTTTGTACTTTAACCAGCTTGATAATCTGACGGGCACGTTGGTTGGAAATACAGGCGGGCGGTTTATTCGGTTTCCATATGGGGCGTTCTCCAGTGACCAAGACCAGACCGCCACAATAAATACAGCCACGTTAATGACGTTGAACACTACGGACTTTGCCAACGAAGTATCAATCAGCTCATCAAAGATCACCGTGAACAACGCTGGTATATATAACCTCCAGTTCAGTGTACAGTTTATAAATACGGACACCGCTTTCCAAGATGTTTATATCTGGCTAAAACAAAACGGCACAGACATCTCCGGCTCGACTGGATTTGTATCTGTTCCAAACAGACATGCTGGAACTGATGGCCACTCAATCATTGGTTGGAATTATTTTCTAGAAATGAACGCGACTGACTACGTGGAAATCTATTGGTCTGTTCCTAATGCCGCTGTAACCATCCAACATCTTGCTGCTTCTGGCACGCCAACCAAGCCGTCCACTCAGTCTGTGGTAGCCACACTTTCATTTGTATCGGCGCTCCCAACATGATAGTATCCACCAACCCCCGTTTTAAGAGGCAAAAATGAGTTTAAACGCTGCCGCCCAACACTTGGCTGCGCATGGTCGCGGCCCAGACAATACGCTCGTCCATATGTCTCGCGGGGAAGTCAAAGGTCTTCAGGACTTGGCGATGGCCCACGGTGGGTCTCTAAGTATTAACCCCCAGACTGGTTTACCCGAAGCTGGCTTTTTGTCCAGCCTTTTGCCGATGATTGGCGGCGCAGCTTTGTCTGCTATGGGTATGCCCCCAATGATGGCAAGCTTGGTTATGGGCGGTATCACCGGCGTGAAGTCTGGTAGCTTGAGCAAGGGCTTGATGGCCGGTCTTGGCGCTTATGGTGGCGCAGGCTTTATGGGCGGATTGATGGGTGCTGGTCAAGGCGCGTTGGCTGAATCTGGAATGCTGGCTGGGCAGATGCCGCAACTTGTAGGCGGAGATACCGCAGCTTATGCTCAGCAAGTTGAAGCCCTGCGTTCTGCGCAACTGGCTAAAGCCGCTGAAGCCCCGTTCATGGAGCAAGCAAAGGCTGGTTTCTCCAAGATTGGCGAAGCCCCCGGGCAGTTCTTTAAGGACAACTTGAGGTACGCCACTGCCGCAGCCCCGTCTGTGATTCAAGCAATCACCCCAACCACCAAGCAACCGGAAATTAAAACCGATACCGACCCCGGCAAGATTGCAAGGGAAGGCTATCAGTTTGACCCCGGCTATGTAGATACAGCTTACGACTCAAACCCATTTGGCCCAGAAAGAACTTATTTCAAGCCACGGTATTTCAAGCCCGGTTACGCTGGTGGCGGCCCTATCGAGGCTATGTCGGATGCAAACGCTATTGGGGCAAACACTGGCTACCCGATGGCCGACATTAACAAGGGTGCGTATGCAACACCTTATCAGCAGCCCATTTCTCGCAATGTTTTGTCAGGCGTGTCAGATACTGGCGTAAACCCTATGACTGGCGAGATGAGGTTTGATGAAGGCGGCATTGTTCCGTCCACTACCGGGCAAGGCGGAAAGTTTGAATACGACCCTCTGAATTACATGTTTAAACAAATTGAGTCAATGCCGTCCGACAACCAAGAGCAGCCTGCTCAACCTACTCAGATGGGTGGCGGTTACATGTCAAATCAAGGAAATCAAACGCCGGGAACTACGGGTCTTCCATCTTCAATGGTAAGCGGCGGTGGAAATATCACCCCTATGGCTTATCCATCTTTGGCATTAAGCAAAATGGGCGATGCTGCGTTAACTGGGATTGGCTTAATTGCAAATAAATTTAGCAAGCCAAACCCCAATCCCAACGCTGTTCAAGTGTCTGATGCGGGAGATATGCTGAATTCGCCAAGCACATTGGCTGATACACAAGCAAAAGCAGACGCAAACAACGCCCAACAAGCACAAGCCATTGCTACGGCTTTGGCGGGCTTACAAGGTGTTGGCCCAAGTAGTAGCGGTTTGAGTGCTGGTTTTGGCGCACCCGGAGCAACATCTGGCAACGCCGGTGCAATGGGTTTCGGCCCGGCAGGTATGGCCGCAAAATCTATTGGAAGTATCGGCGCTGGTTCTGCTGGCGGTGGTGGAGGCGGTGTTGGCGCTGGTGGGGGTGTGGCAAGTGGTAGTGGCGGCGGTGCTTCTGCTATGGGCACGGGCGGACATGGAATGGCTGCTACTTCAGGTAGCGCCGCCGCTGCCGCCGCCGCCGCTGCTGGTGCCGCAAAGGGTGGATTAATGGCCGCTTATGCAAATGGCGGCTCTCATCTTGGCGATTACTCTGACGGCGGTCGGTTGCTCAAAGGCCCCGGTGATGGGGTGTCTGACTCCATCCCGGCCATGATTGGCAGAAAGCAACCTGCACGTTTAGCTGACGGTGAGTTTGTTGTGCCTGCGCGTATCGTTTCCGAGCTGGGTAATGGCTCGACTGAGGCTGGTGCTCGTAAGTTGTACGCCATGATGGACAGAGTCCAAAAGGCTCGCAGAAAAACAGTCGGTAAGGGTCGGGTTGCCAAGAACAGCCGCGCAGAAAGATTCTTGCCAGCATGAGGATGTCGTTGGTTCCGCCGGGAGCGATAGCAGGAGTAATCCCTCCTCTCTTGCCTTACTTGGTGGAATCTGCAAAGTGGACGCGAGGCCGCGCCACGGTTGACGACATTCTGAGGTTTGTGTTGAATGGGCAGATGCAATTGTGGATTGGTCATGACGACAATGAGATCTACGGTCATGTCATAACCGAGATCAAAGCCTACCCACAATGCAAGCTGTTAACAATTCAGTATTGCGCAGGGGTTCCAAACCATATGCAATATGTAGAAGACGAGATGTACGACCTGCTTGACAGGTTTGCCAAGGACGCCGGATGTTCCGGCATTGAGTTTATTGGACGCCCGGGCTGGAAGAAATCTGCCAGTTCTCACGGGTACGAGGTACAGAGTGTGACGTACCAAAAGTTTTTTAAGGATGAATCATGAGCTATTCACGTCGCCAACTTTACGCCTTGGGCGAGCCCTTGGGCGATTCAGCAACCCTCTCTGAAGGTGGGCGTATTGTCTATGGTGACGGTGGTGGCGGCGGTGGCAGTTCAACACAAACCCAAACTACTGACTTGCCAGATTGGGCCAAGCCATACGCCAAAGACATTCTGTATCAAGGTTCTTTGGTAACTGATATCAACAAAAACCCATACAAGCCCTATGGCGGTGAGCGCGTTCAACAGTTCACCGACTTGCAAAATAAAGCAATGGGTGCCGCAAAAACAATGGGGCCATCCTCTCAGTTGGGTACGGCCACCAATTTAGCTGGCGATGTGGGTACCCGTGCTATGGGGACAAACTACCAAGCTGGTCAGTTTGCCAATCAGTTTCAAGCCCCCGGCGCGTACCAGCCCGGTCAGTTCTCCATGATGCAAGCTCAGGCTCCAAGCCTTCAGCAGTATCAAATGAAAGGCCCACAAGATGTGCGGTCAATAGGGTATGAAGCAGCAGAAATGGGTGCGGCGCAAACAGCCTATAACCCCAACTTGCAACAATACCAAATGGGGCCAGCAGAACGTGTTCGCACCCAAAGCTTTGCTCGCCCCGGCGCAGCAGAAGCCTATATGTCTCCCTACATGCAAAATGTGGTGGACATCCAGCAACGTGAAGCTCAACGGCAAGCGGATATTGCTCGCACAGGTCGCGGGGCTCAGGCTGTAGGCGCAGGTGCGTTTGGCGGATCTCGTCAGGCCATCATGGAGGCCGAAGCTGCCCGCAATCTTGCTCAACAAAAAGGCGACATTCAAGCGCAGGGACTTCAGTCGGCCTACGGCCAAGCCCAGCAGCAATTTAATGCCGAACAGCAAGCGCGTTTGCAAGCTCAACAAGCCAACCAACAAGCTGGTATTACTGTTGGCGGGCAAAACCTTGGCGCTGCGCTTGGTGTTCAACAACTTGGCGCTCAAACGGGTCTACAAACTGCCCTTGCCAATTTAAGCAGCCAACAACAAGCAAACGTACAAAACCAAGCAGCCAGAAATCAAGCTATGGGCATGAATGCCCAGCAAGCGATGCAAGCGGCTTTGGCGAATCAACAAATGGGTTTCAACGTTGGCTCGCAGAACCTTGCGGCCAACCTTGGAGTCCAGCAATTGGGTGCAGGGCAAGACCTGCAATCTCAACTTGCCAATCAACAGGCTTTCCAACAAGCACAACAAGCTGGAGAGCAATCTCGCCAGTTTGGCGCGGGTCAAGGTCTGCAAGCTGCTGGTATGGGCGCTCAGTATGGTCAAGCAGCTCAGCAGTTGGGTGAGCAGTCTCGTCAGTACGGGGCTGGTCTTGGCATGCAAGGTCTCCAGACTGGCTTACAAGCCGCAGGTCAGCTTGGGCAGCTTGGCGGTCAGCAGTTCCAGCAAGGCATGGACATCAACAAGCTTCAGTCTGCCTATGGCGGTATGGAGCAAGCTCTCAATCAGAGGGGTATGGATGTCAAGTATCAAGACTTCCTGAATCAGCAGAACTATCCTTATAAACAGTTGGGATTTATGTCCGACCTGTTGCGCGGCACACCCACCGGTTCATCCAGCGTTACCAACATGTACCAGCCTCAAGGTTCTGGTTTGCAAGACTTAGCTGGTCTTGGCATGGGCATGTATGGCCTGAGCAAGTTCATGGCCGAAGGCGGTGTTACCAGTCAAGGCAACGTGGAAAGCATCATCGACAGGCTCGGTCCTGAGCAATTGCAGCAAGCCCGTGAAAATGCTTTGAACCGCAGGGACATGGACACTGTAGATGCGATTGACGAGCGTTTGGCTGAGCTTGCTCAGTCTAAGTCTATGTATGCGGGTCTTGGCGGCGCGTTTGACCAAATTCCTGCGGAGCAACAAGAAGCAATGATGGCCGGTGGCGGTATTGTTGCAATGGCTGGTGGCGGTTCATACAGACAAAAAACCGATGAGGCCCTTAAAGGCTTGTCTAGCTTAGTCGATGAATACAAACCTCAGACTGCCGAGCAGTACCAAGCTGGTGTTGAAAAGCAGTTGCCGTTTGTTCAAAAGCTGTACGGCCCCGACGTTACTGCTGGCTACTTGGAAGAAGTAAAAGCCGAGCGTGCCAACCTCGGTAAAAACACGGATGAGGCCAAAGGTCTTGGCGCTTTACTTGCTGCGGCTGAAATGATCGGTGCTAAAAACTTCCGCGAGGGGGCCAGCAAATCCGTCAAAGCGTTCACAGGTGAAGTGGCTCGGGTTGCCAAAGAAACCAAGGAAGCCAAAGACCGACTGCGCCAGTCCGAGATCACTCTGGCTACTGCGCAACAAGCACGCAAAGAAGGTATGGTTGGCAAGGCCACCGCACTGGAAGACAAAGCCGAATCGCAAAGACTGGAAGGACTCAAGCTCAAAATTGACGCAGAAGGAAAAGTTGCGCAGCTCAACTCAGGCTTGGCCAGTACAGAAATGCAAACGGCTGCAACACTTAAAGCGCAACAAATGGCCGCGAACAAAGAAACCGATCTTGCTCGTCAGACCAACATCCGCTACGCTGCGTTGATTGAAGAAGGCAAACCAGCTAACAAAAAAACAATGGCCGAAGCTGCTTCAATGGCTGCAAGTGACCTTGGCCGTTATCCCGGTGCCGAAAAGCTTGATGTTGCAAGAGAAGCGGCAGCCGCAAAAAGTAAAAAAGAAGCCAGCGCCGCTTGGGGTGATGCTGTGCTCACAGACAAAAATCTGCGAAAGACATACAGCGACTTGCAAAAAGCCGACCCAACTGGGGAACAAGCCGCTGCTTTCAGAGACCGGTGGATTGCCCGAGAAATGGGCGTTGCCCCTGCTGCCGCTCCTGCTCCTGCTCCTCAAGCTGCGGCCCCTGTTGCTAAACCCTCTATGCAAGCGTTTATGGATGCGGCTAGAAAAGCAAACCCCGGTGTATCTGACGCAGACTTAGCTGCCTACTACAATCGAAAATACGGCAAATAAAGGGGTTCGGCATGGCCATCATTGATCCGTTTGAGGCGCAACAACCGCAACGGAAGGGTATCGTTGACCCCTTTGAGGTGCAATCTGCGCCGCAGATCGTTGACCCCTTTGCGGAACCCAAGGCCGAGCCAAAGCCAGAAGATCAATCGTTCCTACGTAGTGTTGCCGACGTACCTCTAAAAGCTGTTTCTGGTCTGGCCACCGGCGTGCGCTTGGTTGCTGATGCCTTTGGTGCGGGTAGTGATGTATCCAACTCTATCAAGGGCGTAGAAAATTACATTGGCGATCTGTACAGCGCACAGTCCAAGAAAGACTCCGCTGAGATCGCCCGCATCATGAAGGATGCCGAGGACAAAGGTGTTGGGGATCAGGTTAAAGCCGCTGTCAAAGCTTTCACTATTGCTCCTATTGACACAGTAGTAAATGCGCTGGGTACATCCGCCCCCGCTATTTTGGCTGGTTTGGGCGCTTCTGTTCTTGGCGCGGGCGCTGTTGCAGCCACTGCCGCTGGTGCTGGTATTGGTTCTGTTATGGGTGCCGGTACGATCAAAGGGACTATTTACGACGCGGTCAAAGAAGAACTCGGTAAGACCAACATGTCCGAGAAACAAATTGAAGCCCGTGCGCAAGCCGCACAAGCCTATAACGGCGAGAACTTAGACCAGATTTTGATGGGCTCCGCCCTCGGTGCAATTGGTGCAAGCACAGGTTTTGAGCCTGCCGTGGCCCGACAAGTGGCCAAACAAATTATTGCGGGTAGCATTAAGAAACAAGCAGCGGTCACAGGGGCAAAGGAATTTGCAGGTGAAGCGGCACAGGGTGGCCAAGAGCAATTGGCTCAAAACATAGCTCTCCAACGTGAAGGCTACGACGTACCCACCATGCGCGGTGTTGTTGGGCAGGCCACTATGGAAGGTCTGGCGGGCGCTGGTCTTGGCGCTGCTGCTGGGGTAAGTGAAGGTTTGGAAGCCCGCCGAACAGCAGAAATGCCAAGCGAAACGGGCATAAAAGCTACAGGTAATGCGCCCTCAAACAGCCCCATAGTTGGCACAACCAAAGTAAATATTGGGGACAAAGAAAGCATAAAAGTCACCAAACAAGACGGAAGTGTTGAGATTGACGGAATTCAAGTTACGCCGCCTACTGGTCAAGAGTCATTAGAAGTTGAAAAGATTGCTGCCGACCTGACCAAGCAAGGCATTACCAACATTGAGCCTGAGCGTGTCGCACAGTTCCAGCAAACTTTCCTAGACATGGGGCTTGACCCTGCGCAGGCAAACATTCGCGCCATTGAAGCTGCGACTTTGGAAGTTGAAGAAAAGGCCCCTGCAAGTGAGGAAGCTCAAGGAGAACCAGATGCTGGACAGACTATCACCGAGCCAAGTGGAGCAGGCGTTCCAGTGGCTGAACAGCCCAGTGCAGACATCACCCCCGCAGGAGTTGGAATCACTGAGCCAAGTGGAGTGGTTCCTGCTGGACCGGATGTTGCAGGGGTTGCTACAGGAGAAGCAACACAGCCCGTTGCAATAGTTGATCCGTTTGAACAAACCACCCAAACAGAAACGCCCTCTGTTCAGCCCGCTGCAATAGACCCAATTGAATTTGCTAAACGCTCCGCAGATAGCGCGATAGCTGACCAAGCCAACTTTGAATCCTTAGAAGAATCAATTGGCGCACAGAGGGACAACATCGCAGATACCTTGCGTGAGCAAGGGGTGGATGACCAACCCACAATTGATAAAGCAATTGCTGCATACGATGAAGAAATAAATAAACGAGGAGACCAAGTTGGCACTGAAACCCCTGAAGCCGTCCAAGCAGAAGCGCAAGGACAAGAAGCTGCCCCCGTTGAGCCCGTTACCGAACTAACCGCGCAGTCGGATGAAGTCATCGCCGAGCAAGCTGAAATTTCTGATGACGTTGCTGACGCCGTCGGGGATATAACTACTCTGCCTACTGAAGAAGTGGTGGAGGAAGGAGCGCCCAAAGCTAAGCGGGGCCGTAAGCCCTTGAGCCCAGAGGAAAAAGCTGCCAGCGACGAGCGCCGCACACAGCAACGCAAAAACTACAAACAGAACGAAAAAGCTGTTACCGCTGCGGGTGCCGCGCTCGATGAAGCTATTGCTCCTATCGACGAAGGGACTATTGGTTCAGAAGAATCTCTGTCTGCTGCCCAAACAAATAAACGTGTTGGCAAAATCCAAGCCATCAAATCCTTGGTGTTGTTGGCTCGTTCGCTCAAAGGAACCAAGCTCGGTGACCGCGCAGCCGAGATGCTGAAAAACCCAGCCATCACCCCGATGGAGTTGGAGAACGTGAAGAAGGGCATCGCTGCCCAAGTATCCAAAGCCACAAGCGAAGTCAAAGCTGGCCGCGCCGATACTAGATTCAGCAAGATGACCACTGCCCAGCAAGCACTGCGGCATGTGATTAAGACCGGCAATGCGTTCCAAAGATTCTTGGCCGAGCGCCTGCTGCCGTTTGTAAAAGACGTCAAGTTCATGGTGCTTGAAGAAGGCGCACCGTTACCACCTCAGATTACTGAGGGAGGAGTAGAAGCCGACTGGAACGAATCCCGTGGCATGTTCTTGCGCACTGTGGCTAACGGAGAACGTTTTGTCTTTGTGCGCGGAATGTCTGGTGGCCCAAATCAAGGCATAAACAACGTCACTGTGCTGCATGAAATGCTGCACGCCGCACTTAATGAAAAAATAGCTGCGGCATACGGGGCGTACAACGCAGGTAAAGAACTCAACGCTAATTTGGTAAAAGCGTTCGGTGCCCTGCAAGGCACTATGGACATGACTTTGAAGCGCGTGAAAGAAATGCACGCCGCAGGCACGTTGCCAGAATTTATGGGGGAACTGGTGGTCTCCGACATCTTTGGCGACCCCCGCGAGTTTGTTGCTTATGCAATGTCCCACCCACGTTTCCAGAAGTTCTTGATGGAGACCGAGGGCGTTACCAAGCAGTCGCTGTTCACTCGGTTCGTCAACAACGTGCGTCAGTTCTTCAACATGGGGCCAATGCACACCAGCGCCCTTGCAGACGTAATCAGCGTCACTAATTCAATGCTCAGTTCCCGTCTGACCGCCGATATGCGGGCGGAGATTGCTGCGGAACGCGCAAGTGCGGATGCAACAGAAGTTTCTTCTGAGCTTAAGAAGAAAAAGATCAAGACCAACAAGATGGTTGAGCGCATGGAGAAATCCAGCTTTGCCGACACCATCCGTGAGCTGCCCGGCCTTGTAAAGATACGTAGTATGGAGGACTTGACCGATGCGTTGTCCTCTATGTACGCTGGCTTTGATAACTTCAAGCTGCGTCAAGTACTGCCTATGTTGCAAACGGAAGCCGTGGTGCAGTGGGGTGAACGCAAGGGTGTTGTCGGCCTTAGAGAATCTTGGCAGTATCTCACTGACATGGCCGCAATGCGCAACAAGAGTACGCTGGACATGGTGCCGCTCTCTGAGGCTCTGGCTAAGTTAGCACGCAGTGCTCCCGAGCAACTACAGCGTCTTGCTAATGTGATGAACTACTCTACATTGCTGTACCGTGACCCAACTGTGGCTGGCAACCTGAGCAAAGATGCCGACCTGAAAAAGATGTGGGATGGTCTGACCGATGCAAACAAGAAGCTGTACGAGCAAGTGCGTGACTTCTACAAAGCCAACCATGAGCAGTACCATGTGTTGCTGGAAGAGCAGATTGCCAACTCGAAGTTGCTCGGCACTGCCGCAGATGGCAAGTCCCCCAAAGGCAAGCTGATTGCCCAGATCAAACAAATCTACGAAGACGGCAAGAAGCTGTATCCGTACTTCCCGTTGATGCGTTACGGCCAATACTGGCTGCGAATCGGCAAGGGTGTGAACCGCGAGTTCTACATGTTTGAGAACGCCTTTGATCGCAACATGTTCTTGCGTAAGCGCATCCGCCAGATGCAAGAGGCTGGTTCCACTGAATCCTTGCGTGAGATGCAGGAATCTGGAGCGATTGATCTGGGTAATGACTTGTCCGATGCCCGTAAAAAAGACTTGGATGCCAGCGGCATGTTGAAGGAAATCTTCAACTCAATCGAAGAAGGTATGAAGCAAGGGCAGACCGTGGTTGATGACTACGGCAACACAGTCTCTTCCATGTCTAGGCTCGATGCCGACAAGCTCATGGACGAAATCTATCAGATGTACTTGCAGACTTTGCCTGATCGCAACTTCCGCAGACAGTACATGCACCGTCAAGGCACTACTGGTTTCAGCGGGGACATTGCTCGTAACTTTGCAGTGACCGGCACAAACATGGCCAACCAACTGGCTCGCATCAAGTACGGCCCCCGTATCATGAGTGAGCTTGAACGCGCAAACGACACACTTGCAGGTAACCCAGACAAAGCCCGCCTCGGTGAGTTTGTTTCCGAGATGCGTATGCGTGCCGAGCAGCAAGTCCGCCCTGACTTAGAAGATAGCCTTGGCTACAAAACTTCTGCGCTGTTGAACTCCTCGGCGTATTTGTGGTTGATGACCTCAATCAAAACTGCCGCTACTCAGTTGACGGCACTTCCAATTTTTGTTGGCCCAGTGCTCACATCCAACCACGGGTTCAATCCTGTCAAGGTAGGTGCGGCCCTTGCCAAGTCAATGGCTATCTTTGGCACAAGCGGTATTCGTCGTCAGGCTGAAGATGGCTCGACCACGTTTGAGTTCCCCTCGTACCTGAATAACGGTTTGGTGAAGTTGACTGACAACCAGAAGCTGGCTGCGCAATACATGGCAGACAGAGGTATCAACGACAACACACTGGCCTACGACCTTGGCAACCGCAGGGATACGCCGACAAACCAGCTTGAAGGTGGGGTACGCCGCACCATGCGTACTGTCAGCAATGTGATGACCAGCATGTTCCATCACACTGAGCGCATGATCCGTGAAGTGACTTTCATGACTTCCTACGATCTGTACTCCCAGCAGACCAACAAGGAAACCGGCAAGAAGTACACCCACGAAGAAGCCCTGCGTGCAGCCGAAGCCGAGACCCACGAAGCCTTGGGTAACTACCACGCATCCAACCGCCCTCGCGGGTTGTTGGCCGACTCTGAACGCCAAGTCTTGCTCAATGCGCAAAAGCCCGTAGGTCGCACGATTCTCCAGTTCAAGATGTTCCCTGCGTTTGTGACTACGTTCTTTATCCGTAACGCTTATCGTGCGCTGGCTGGGCTCGACGCAAAAGACCGTGCCAAGGCCATGACTCAGTTGGTCGGTACATTGACCATGTCCACTGCGCTTGCTGGCTACGTTGGTATCCCCGGCGCAACAATGGCTATGGGCGCAATCCAAGGCATGATGAATGTAATCCGTGACGAAGACGACGAAGACCCGTTGGAAGAGCGCGACTTGGAGTTCTGGTTCCGCAACGTTTGGCTCCCTCAGACCTTTGGCAATATCAAAATTGGCGACCACACGCTGGATGAAATCTTGGACAAGGGTTTGATTGCTTCCATGACGGGCTACGACATTTCCGGTAGCTTGTCTATGAATAACATGTGGGTGCCCGACGTAAAAGAGCAGGCAACTTCCGCTGCGGCTATGCAGGAATACTTTATGTCTTTGCTCGGCCCCAGTGCGTCGATCACGTTCAAGCAAATCCCAACCGCCATCGACTTCTTTAACAAAGGCGAAATTCTGCGCGGCGTTGAACAGTTGGCCCCAGCCTTTGCTCGGGGTTCCCTTACCGCTGCCCGGTACGGGAAAGAAGGCGCTACCACTACGTCAGGCGCAGTTATCAAGGAAGCCGAGGAGTTCACTCAGGGTCAGTTGTTGGCGCAGTCTATGGGCTTTGCCACCGAAGGGCTCGTGGCTCGACGCGAAGCAATCTTTCACTTGCAAGGTGAAATTCTGAAGGTGAAGCGGGAGCGCACCAAACTGCTTGACCGCTTGGAGCGGGAGCTGGATAAAGGCTCGGACGAAGACGTTGAGAAAGCTTTTGACAACGTGTTTACGTTCAACAGCCGGAACCCCTACGACGCAATCGGTGCGGACAACATCAAGCAGTCGATCAAAAAACAGATTGAGCGCAAGATGAAGTCTGACCGTGGTATGCCCATCGACAAAAGGTACTATCCGCAACTGCTTGACCTGCTGGAACCGTCAGAGAAGAAGCTGGAGCGTGAGCGGTTGATGGCCCAATAAAAAACCCCCGCACACAGGCGGGGGGTCAAGGGGAGTATCGGAAGGAGCTAACTCTTCCACTCCAAAGTTTATCTCAGACCCGCCAAACGCGCAGTCCTTTTATGCCGTCTACGATCACTACTTTCGTAACAATAGATATTTTCAACCTCTTTGTAACAGCGTTGATCGTTTCCCGAGCCGCCCGTTCATCTATGCAGGGTACAAAGAACGAATGACCGACCCGGAACTTTGACCAATCAAGCTGGTACGCCACCGTCTCGATTTTCATTGATGTTCAGTATTTCATCCATGCGCAAGAACTCGGAGTTGGAGGCATCAAACTTCAATGCCCGAACCACAGGGGACGCAATCTTCATTCCTTTGGACATGCGCTTGTTGGTGACCTCGATAAAAATGTTCAGGTCGGTCAACTGCTTGAGCAGGCTCTTGTAGTTGGTTTGTTGCTCGACGCAGAACTTTTTGAACTGATTGGCCGCTATGTAGATGTGCTTGGTGTCTGGCTCGTAACGTACCAGCAGTGCTCCTCGGGGTTCTTGCAAAGGTAGCGCCGACAAATTGCTTCGGGCATCCACCTCGCCATTGACCACCAAGGTATTGATGTGGTGGCTATCAAGGAACTCGCCCAATGTGGTGATGGGTGTGGTTTGTGGGGGTTTCACGTCAATTCTCATTTCGCTCAACATTCCTTTCAGCCAGTCATAGACGGCAGTCATATCAAAATCATGTAACCCAAGGTGGCGGGAGATTAAACCGCCGGTAATATTGGCCGCGCATACTGCCGACCAAAAACGCTCTCGTGCTGTGAACTGGACTTCTTTATCCAGTCGGGCTTGAACTTTCTTGAGCAGGTCTTTGGTGTACTCCAGATTGTTCAACACCCACGTAATGTAGATTTCCCCAGCATGGCCGTAGTTGTCGTTGAGTTGGTGGTCAAACATCTCCTTGCCCTTGGCCACGCCAATCAAGTCGTTGGGCTCAATCTTGTACTCAAGTAACCGTACTTGTTCGCCGTCCGGTGTGTTCTTCAACCCGCTTAATTTCTCGTAAAAGCTGGCGTTGGCCGAGCACAGGGTCATGTTCTGCCATGAGGTGTTGTTGATGCGCAGTGCATTCTCTGAACCCTTTTGGCGGTTCTTACCCCGACCATGACTGATGCCATACGCCATGTCCGAGAATTCCTGCGGCTTCATGTTGGTAATCTCGTCGATGGTGTTGGGGATGTTGTTCATCACACCAAGCTGTTGCATCTTTGCGTTGAGCGTGTCCTTCTCAATCGACATGAGTTCGTAGGGCATCCCGTAGACGCTGTTGCACATGCGCAGGATGGTCGATTTTCCTGATCCGGCGTGTTCGTAGATCACGTTGATGATTGCGCCCTTCAAGCCAGTGAACTTCATTAGTGGAGCGCCAAACGCAGTTAACGCTCCAAAAGCATGAGGCTCCATACCCTTCATGGCGTACAGGTTGAATACTTCCTTCCATGCCTCAAGGGTTCCCTTCTCATGAATCTTGTCGGCGAAGAATTCGGTTGTTGATGACGGTGGGCTGTAGAACGTACCGTCCTTGGTAATCTCCTTGGTGCCCATAATGAACTTGCTGTCTCCCTCGACCCACCCAAATTGTGTTCTCATTGTTTCTGCCTTCTTTGTGTACTGCAAATTTTTGACCGATGTGATGACGTAGGTCATCAGGTTCTCGTATTGCTTGTGGTGTGCCATCACACCCTGTTGCGCAAGTTGCTTGCGTAGCTCATCCTTTGAGGATATTGATGCCGTAGTAATCGCAAACTCTTTCACCCCGTCGTGGGGCAAGTGAAGTTTGAACAGTGCTATCTCCCCCAGCTCTTTGTCCCTCATGCGCTTGACGACGTACAGGTCGTGCTCGTACACCATCTTGGGTTCTTCTTCGGTGTCCTCTGGGGGGCGCACATAGATACCGCCTTTCTTACCCCTGAAAAATGGGAATGGGTACTCTGGGATTTGGTGCTTAACTTCCTCACCCTTTTCAGTCTCCACCACCACTTCGTTGTCGGCTTCGGTCGCTTCTTCTATTTCTATGCCCAGCACGATTGGGGATGTGATCTTGCCTTTGTGTGGGCAACCATCGCAACCACCGGGGTTTCGTTCTTCAAATGTCGTGCAGTGGTGTGGGCCACCGCGCTTGCGGGCGTTTCTAAGCTTGTTGTCAACTAGGCTCGGGTCATACTCAGGATGCTGGTCTGACATTTTGTGCGCGGCACGGTCACCATCTGCACAGAACGCCGCAATCGAGAGGGCTGATACCCACAACGGTTCATCAATCTCACCTTGGTTTTGGAATACGTAGTTCAGTTGCGCACAGCCGTTCTCGGCCTTGAGCATGATGTTCTTAAACTTCTTGACCTTGTTGCCCATCAACGCTTCCATCATGGGGCTCATGGCGGAGGGCGCGAAGTCGGGTGCTTCTTCTACTTCTTTGGGCTCAGGTGCGCCGAGTAGTTCGCGTAGCTTGTCAGTCGGTATCCGTGGGGAGACTTCGTTCCAAACATTGACTGGCTTGGGTTCCAAGCCCTTCTTCACATTCATCGACTCTGGCACACGCAGAATACGCGATGCCTCGAATACTTTGTCGTCAACGATCAAGCCCTGCTCTTTGCAGAGTTGTTTAAGTCGCTTGGCCAGTGGCTCCCACTCTTTGCGGGTCAATGTATCTTCAAGCAACCAGTAAGCATGAACGCCGTTACCGGAGTTCACCAAGATTGGTTTGGGTAAGCCGATTGCTTTGCAAAACTTTTGAAGCTCTGCCAGCCCTGTTTGCTGGTCGAGGTAGCCTTCAATCTTCCCTTTGGAATTCGGTACACCTTTGGTCGGGCCGCAATCAATATCCAGCCAAAGGGCTCGGACAAAGGCTACGTTCTCGTGCGTCCTGTCACCTGCTGTACCAAACTTGGCACAGCCGAAATACACATTGACTTGTTTGGTGTTGAACTCTTGGATGATCGTCTCGGCATCTTCCCTTGTGTCTGCAAAACGCTGATCTACATACTTACCTATGCCAACCACGCAGTACCTACCGTCTGTCGGCAGTACGGTGTCGAGCAAATCAAATGTAGACATTGTTATCCGTGTTTTTTGTGCCGTGCCATGAAACGCTCGATCTGCTCGCTGTGGTCGGGGGATGGGGCGAACTCGCCCACGAACCAGTTGTAAACCGTAGTACGGCTCACACCCAGTGCCTCCGCAACTTTCGTTGCTGGAATCCCCCGCACAACGCAGAAGCGACCCAAGGCTACGCCCAAAGATTTAGCGTTGGCTTTTTTGTTCGCCGCAACCAAACTCTGGCTGTAACCATAGGTCATGCGTTACTCCTCGTCCGTCCAAGCCGCAACCACAGAGTCCAAGCTTTTCTTGGGTACGGGTGTGACTTCAGCGGCCTTCTTGGATTCGCGCTTCTTGGGCTCTTCCACTGCTTCAGCTTCGGCGGCAGGTGCGGCGGCTTTGGGCGTTTCAGCTTTAGGGGCTTCCAGCTTTGGCGCACGGCCTGACACATCGGCTTGATACGGTGTCATCACAACCATCTTCTGCACTTCGGGAAGCACGGCCACTTTGCTGGTGATCGCGTGTTCGCCCTTGTTGATGAAGCGTACTGGTGTGAACAGGATGGATTGGTTGTCGTTGTCTTCATTGAAGCTCAACTGTGTAACAACGTAGTCCAAGCTCTTGCCATTGTTGGCCAAGTACTTGGTGTAGCTCTCAAAGGGATGCGTGTTGTCGCCAACGCTATCGCCGAACAGTGACTTGGAAGCCAAGTTCATTTGATACACAGAACCTTCAAGCGAAGTACCAAAGTCTTCTTCCAACGTCACAGCGATGCGGCGTGAGTAGCGGCAAGCTTTGGAGTTGCCCATACCTGAACCCTTGATGTTTTGCTCGCACGAATCGCAACGGTCAGATTGCTTATTCGCGGAACCTGCATCGGGCACATTGCCGTCATTGGAGAAACAGTCAGGCGCAGTTGGCTCAGCTTCGGGGCTCCATTGTTTTGCGTAGAAGATACGACCAACTTTGGGGGAAGCGTTGACAACGACAACATTCAAGTCGCCTTTGACCTTACCCATTTCTTCACCGCCCACAACCTTACGGAAGATTCCGTTCTTGGGGACGATTCGTTTAACGCCGGTACGACCAGCGAGTTGTTTTGTAAGCTCACTGACTCCAGCGGTTTGCAGAAAGTCGGGGAGGTCTTGGTTTAGCAAAGTGATGTTGCTCATTTTTCAGTTTTCCTTAGAACGTCTAACAACCACGGTGTATTCGCTCTCTACATTCAAGCCCATAGGGAGCAGGTCGGGATTCTCGGAAAGAAACTCCTTCATGTGTGTCTGATGAAGTCTCTTCTCCAGCAAGCCATACGCATCGTTTTCTTTGATGAAGCGATACATAGAATCCCAATCATTCGTCCAGTACCGTGACTTTACGGAACGAACAATCGTGCCAGCTTTTGTGCGAATGCTGTCGGCATTCATGTTCTTGCAAATCTCAAGCATCTCCAGCTCAAGCACACTCATCTGTTCTTCCAGATTGGCGTACTGCTGTTTGTAGTCTGCGGTGAGTTTGTCTTTGGCATCGCGCATCTTGATGTAGATGGCGGTGAGTTTGTCGAGGGGGATAGAGGGTTGTTCCCCCTGAACTTCTAATGCGTCCATAGTTAGCTCCAGTTGATTTGTGGTTTTAGTCTATCACAGAACTTAACATTGTCAAGTACCTTCGGAAATTATTTCTTGCTTGTACAAATCAATAATTTTCGTGTGGTGTGCAATGTTGCCCCGCAGGTGGGCGTACATCTTTGTCTCTATCGGACTGCCTGTTATATGCACGATGGTCATTGGGTTGACCTGACCGGGGCGGTCAATTCGGGCATTGGCTTGTAGATACGTCTCCACGCTGGAGCAGGGAGCGTACCAGATGATCGTGTCGGCGGCAGTTAGGGTAAGTCCGTGGGATGCCGCTTGTGGTTGGATGATGAGAACTTTGGGGTGTACACCGTCCTGAAATTGTTTTACCAATTCGGAGCGTCTATTGACAGGCACATCTCCATTGATGATTTCGCAGGTGATGCCGTGCTTGACCAAGTGCTTCTCAAGCAACTCAATGGTGTGGGTGAACGGAACAAACACCAGCACCTTGTGGCTCGATTCGTCAATAACTTCTTGCACCACGTTCAGGCGGTTAGATACGTCAAACTCTAGGACTTCTCCAGTATCCGTATACACAGCACCGCCGGATATTTGAAGTAGCTTGTTGAGCTTCACAGCGGCGTTGACCGCAGAGATTTCTTCGCCGTCTGCCTCAATCAGCATTTGCTTCTTGAGCACGTTGTAGTACTTCAACTGCTGTGGGGTCAGGGGCGCGTCACGCTCGGTGAAAGTCACAGGCGGCAGGTCGAGACACTGCTTCTTCTCAAACCGAATGGCGGGTTGCAGTGCCTTGTGAACGATGTGCTTGGACTCGGGGCGTGGTATCCAGCGGTATTTACTGACCTTGGCCATGACCTGATCTCTGAACTGCCCATAGAACATCGGGATACCTTGGGGGTTGACCAGCTTTGCCAATCCGTAAGCATCCGTAGGCGCTTGGGCGGCGGGCGTTCCAGTCAACATCCACAAGCCACGTATAACTTTTGTTAGGTCGCGCAAATCTTTCCATCTGTCTGTCTGAGCATTCTTATACGCTGACGCTTCATCCACCACGATCAAATCGAACCCACCGGCCAAGATTTCTTTCTTGACGATGTCCACCCCATCAAAATTGATGACGACAAACTCTGACCCCGCATTGATGATCTCTTTGCGCTTCTTGGCAGAACCGTGTGCAACCGACACCGTGCGGTGGATTGCAAACTTGAACAAGTCCTGTTGCCATGCCGACTTCATGATCGACAAAGGGCAGATCACCAACACACGCTTCACTAACCCTCGTTGCATCAAATAGTCAACTGCCCAAATCACTGATGCTGTCTTGCCTGTCCCCTGCTCGTTAAAGCAGAACGCCTTGTTGTTGGTCGTGAGGAACTCGGCTGTAATCTTCTGATGATCGAACGGTGTGAACCCGTGTGGACGGGGCCACGAATACTCTGATGAGTTCATTTTTTTGACTTGTTGACTTTGACCGTGTGGTCAGAGTTTCGGGTGAATGATCGGTTGGCGCTTGGGGTCTTGAGCTTAAGATTGCTCTTAGCATTTGTTCCCCCTTTGGACAAGGGAACCACATGGTCGATGTCCTTTCCAGTACGGTCAATGCCCTTCTTGTCCATCTCGTTTCTTGCACGTTGTCTATCCATTCTTGTTTCATGTTCGCCGCGAGCTTTCTGTTGCTCGTATTCTTTTTTGTAGGGGCGGGGTTTGTTTACGTACGGCATGGTGTCACCTCTGCATTTGGGTTATTGTTTAGTCCTGTCTCTAATATTGAACCAAGCATTTGGCCCATCAGAGGTTTTCATCTTATATCCTAAGTACAAGGCCGCGCAAATGAATTCTCCATTTGCAATGTAGCTATCAAAATGGCGTTCCACTATATGTTTCCACGTATAGCTAGATACTTTTGTATTGACGGTTTTACGGCGCTCCGTAGCGTCGTGCCGCAGTAGCCACTCAACACATTTTTGCACTGCCTCGGGGCGAATATCACCTTGACCCCCAAAGCCAAACTGCGTCAGCCTTGGGTGTTTTTCTTGTATGTTCTCAACAACGATCTGGTACTCATGAATCTCTGGGTAATCAGATGCTTCATCGGGGTACTCCACATGCCATCCATCATCGTCCTTTACATACATAACATCGGGTACGCCATTGACGTAGGTGTTAATTATGTTGCACTCGGGGTCTACATTTGTAAAACAGTTAATCACACTTGTCATATCCGGCACGTTTAATTCGGGCAAGTACAAATGTCCCATGCGCGAGTCAACGTCAATCACAATCTGTGAGATATTGCACATCACGTTCCATCCGTTTTCTGATAGTCCTTTTATCATTGTTAGCTCCTGTTGTATTCACACTGTTTGACAGCGCAGAACTTGCACAGTGGCCCACTGCTTGGGTTCCATACGCCGTTCTCTAATGCGGCTTCGATTCGTGCCACATCTTTTGTCGGCTTCTCTAGGTACTTTGTCATCATTTCCCTGTGGTGTTCAGCCCGAACAAACTCCTTGCTCACTGTGAAGATCAGGGCAGACTTCACCCGATTGATCTTAGGGAACTTGGCGAAGATACCCGCAGCCACAAGGTCGAGTTGCTTGGTATCGGCGTACCGTGCGCTCTTGCTGGTCTTGTAGTCGGCAGAGTGCGCCAAACCTTTTCCCTCGTTCAGCACAACCAAGTCGGCAATGCCGTGCCACCACACATCGGGCGCACTGAACTCGCAAGCTTTCAAGTCCTTGGTCAGCCCAAGCTTGACCTCGCACAGCTTCTCACCCTCAATCTTTTTCAAGGCATCCAGTGTGCCCTGCATGTACTCAAACTGGGGCGGGATTGACTTGTCGTCACGGATGTATTCTTCTGCTACGGTATGAGCAGTCTTGCCGTACAGCGTTGCCGTTGTGTCAGGCTCAACAACATCCTTGGCTATCTTGGTGTGATAGTACTTCTTGGGGCATTGCTGAAATGTTTTCAGGCTACTGAACGACCATACGATACTCATTTAACAGTCTCCATAAGATTTGCCATACCCTGCTTCGCAGTTCAGGGGTAGCCCAGATGCCCACGACGGGCGTATACGCATACACAATTCAACGTACTCCTTAGCTGTTTCAGCCTCGGCCTCCGGTGCAATACAAGCGATGGCGTCATGGACGGTCATCACCACACGGTACTTCTTGGCGATCATCAGCATCTGCTCCCCTATCACGATACGTGCAAGGGCTTGGCATACGTTCTCTACCACCTTGCCGCCGTAGATTCGGTTGGGGATGATAGCTTTGCCTTTCTTGGTGTCGTACACAAGCTCGATCTTGTTGTTTTCTTCGTCCACTTTTTGGCGCAGGTTGGGGTATTTCAAGCGCAGTCCGTTGGGTAACAGGATGCCGTCCGACCCATCTACCTTGAGAATGCCGCCCCGACCAAAGGATGTGGTCTGTTCACTGATGATTGCGGGGAGCACATTGGCCGCCGCTTTCCATAGCTCGGGGATGCGTGGGTATGTTCGTCGGTACGTGTCGATGATTCGTTTCGCCTCATCCTCTGATACCTCCACTCCAAAAGTTTTGAGTTGCGCTCTAAACTTAATCGCACCCATACCATAGCCAGCCCCAAGAATCGTCGTCTTACCGACAAACCGTTCATCCTTCGTAATTGCGTTGATCGCCTTGCCATAGATAGCCGATGCCATGATTTTGTATACATCTTCGCCTTTCTCAAATGCTTCCACCAAATCGTCCTGTCCAGCCAGCCATGCCAGCGTCCGCGCTTCAATCTGCGATGAGTCCGAGTCAATCATCACGTCACCATAGGGCGCAAGGATGGCTTTCTTCAAGGGCGATGTGCGTTGCAAGTTTTGCAAGTTGATCTTGTCGTCACCACCCCACCGTCCTGTGTGGGCGGCGTAGTAGCGCAGGGGAACTGGCATTGGCCCTCGGGAGGCAATCCCAATGAACCGCTCGGTGCGGGTCTCTTCAATCGTGGACTTCGTACCCAGCCGTGCGGCAACCACCGCTTGCACCATTGTGTCCTCGTGCTCAAGCAGGGCTTTGAACTCCTCATCCGTCTTAGAGAACGCAAAGGTCTGTTTGCCAGTGGTGGGGCTCTTCTTCATGGGCGGCTGAACACCGAGCGATACAAGCAAGTCGGCAAACTGCGGGTTGCTCATCAAGGTGTCTTTGTCAAAGCTGGTAAGCAGGTTGGCCTTGCGTATTTGCTCTGACGTCAGGTGTGCTTCCAACATGTGCTTATCCAACTGCAACACTGGCTCGGTGAACATGCGCACAGTCAGGTCAATCAGCCGTAGCTCAATCTTCGGGAACCCTTGGCTCATGTGCCCGAACAAATCCCATGTCAGTGCCACATCGTTCTTGCAGTAGATACTGTAGTCAACCAATTCTTCCTTGCTGAAGTTTTTGCGGAAGTAATTGATGTACTGCTTGACCTGTTCACCCTTGACCCCAAGGCCGTAGTAAGCGGCCAGCACCGCTAGGCTTCCACCCACTTGCGTACCATGAAGCGCACGTGCCATGCTCAACGTGTCAAGCCAACCCTTGGGCGTGATGCCGTACTGCCAATTCAGAATAGCTCCGTCAAATGGTGCGTTGTGCGCCAGCGCAAGGGAGTTTTTCCAGTCGTACTTGTTCAAGAACTCGTACATCTTTTGGTGTGTACCGCTGAACCACACCGGCTCGCCATCGTTTACCTGTACCGCCGCACCGATAACCTCAAAGCGTGGGTCTCGGATGTACTCCTCGGTGGTTTGCTTGGCGAACCCAAGGTCACCGCCGTAGGCTGTCTCAAAGTCGATTGTTATTATTTTCATTGTTTCATCAGTTGGATAAGTTGCTCAAGGTATTCGAGTTGGGCTTCGGCGATCACAGCGGCTGTGCCACCTGCCTCTTTTATTTCTCGAAGATTCTTTTCTTGCAGTGCTGTGGTCGTGCCTTTACCCGCCTTGGCTTCAATTGCAAGGAAGTTTCCGTTGACACAGCATAGAAAGTCGGGGACTCCTGAGTTGCCGTAGCCAGTGCCGATGGGCATGGCGTAGTAGACACCGTAGTCTTTCAGGATTTTTTTGATCTTGGCCTTTACCTTGGCCTCGGGCGTGGTCGCCATCTAACACTCCAGTCGTTTTCAAGCCGTGAATATAGCATACAACTGAACAATGTCAAGCATAGACGAAAAAAAGCCACCCGAAGGTGGCTTAGGACTTTCCCTAACAAATGTTAGATTCTTTGTGTGGCCAGTTTCTCGTGCAAGATACCGATCTCTCGATCAAGATACCAACGGGCTTTCTCCAAATCTTGTAGCTTGTCACCCTTGTGATCTGATCGTGTGACGTACTTCACCACGTTGCCCAAGTGATACGTCAAGCCCTTGGCCTCGATGAAGTCGATGGTCTCGATTCCACCTACCTTGTAATGGGTAGGGTGATTCACTGGGTCGGAGGCTGGCTCAACCATTGTGATGGGGGTGTTGCTTGTCTCCACCAGTAGTGTTTTCCACCGTGACTCTTTGCGCCCCTTGCCGATCTCATACATACGACCAGCGTCCTTCACTGCACTGTTCTCCATCTTCTTCTTAACCATGTACGCAACTTGGTACGTGGTCTTGAACTCCTTGGCTACTGCCGCCACACTAGCGGTCGGGTGCGTAGTGAAGTACTTGCGCATCTTTGCGGCGCGGCTGTTTCCGTGGGGCTTAGTTGATTTCTTTGCTGTTGCCATTGTTAGCTCCTTGCTGTTGGCTGTTTACATACTCGGTAAGAATTTCACGAATCTTGGCTTGCTTTGTATAAGGATGGTTGGTGTTGAAGTACTCCATCACCTCCCTCGATAGACGCAAGCTCGTATTGAAAAGGGTTGGCTTCTTACTGGGGCCTCGTCCTTTCCGCTTTTGTTTTGGTTGCTCTGGTTGCTCTTGCTGTGATAAACCGCAAAACTTGCAGTCATCACCGCTCAAGATTGGGGCTCCGCACCCCTTACATGTTTTCATATTGGGCTCTCCTCGTACTCATCCTGAGATTTCTTCTCTTGCTTTTGTAATTTTGTTAACCACTTGCCATCGACTCTTTGGAACGGCCACCACGTCCGTAGCTCCTCCCGACTTGGTTGTTTTGTTCGCGTACCAGAGGCTTTTCTTGGCAAGCTCTTTGTCTTTTGCTCCATAACTTTCCAACTCCAAATATGCTTGCATCTCCGCGCTCTGACGTAGATACAAGCGTAACCATTTAACACCGCCAAGTCTTTTGTACTCGGCAAACTCGCTGTCGGTCAACCGCACATTAGTTGGATTGACGGCTTTTTCTTTTCTTATTGGCACGTTTCTTCTCCATCATGTCTGGTGCTCTGGTGCTTATGTTCTTCTCTGTTATCCCGAAGATCGTGCCGTGGCTCGGGTTCTTCTCACGTATTTTGTTCAAGCCCTCGGTCATGTTGGCACTGATGGCCGCATTGCGTTTGATGTCCTTGAATGGGTCGCCTCTACGTGCGATCTCCTGATCGGTGTACTCTTTCCAATTAAATGCGCTCACTACACTCATGTTGCTCCCCTGCTGATTTGGTTATAAAAATTAACTTGCACTTTGTGCATCTCCACATACGCCCCTCGACTACCACGGTTTCTTTCTCTCGGTGTTGCCCACGCACCCTGCCGAAGAATGTACGAATCATTTCAATCATGCTTGCTCCTCCCAACGTCTGCACATCTCTTTGACTGTCTTGCTTTTCCTCTTGCCCTTACACACGTTGCTCACCGACTTTTGTTTGGCCTTGGCTTGCAACTGCGCTGGGGTCAAAGGTTTTGGCGGCTCGGGAAATAATCCGTTCAAACCAACCCCACCCATTGCTAAGCAAAGAATGATTCTGCTAATCATGCGAATACCTTTATGAGTTTGTTAAGAGACAAAGGTGCTTGCTTCCCACCATGCTGATCGCCGTTAAGTGGGGGTCGTAGTACGTGGATGTACAAAGACTCAAGACTGTCGAGCATGTCTTTACCGCAAGGTATGAATGCAAAACTGTCGAACCTCTTGTCATAGTGTTGGGCAATTCTTGCGTACACATTGACTGACTGCCCAACATAAATAACCTTGTCCCCACCAATCAAAAAATAAACGCCTGTTGCTAATTCCCAAGGGTTAGCCGCACCAACGATCTCGGCTTCGCTCAGCAAGACTTTGTTCGTCAAGGTCAAGGCAGTCTTATCGCTCAACTCATGGCGTTCCAAAATTCCACGCTTTAATTCCAACGCTTTGATCTCACACTTCAAACTGTCTCGGCGTTCAATGTCTAAAAGTCTTTGGGCATCTCGCTCGCGCTTGTTCTTTTGGCGTGTGGCTACGCCCTTAGCGGCAATCGCTTTACGCTCCTCGGGTGTTTTGTCAATCATTCTTCCCCCTGATGTTCATACAGTCGCTTCTCTAGTCGCTCAATGCGTTGTTGGTTGTACTGAACGATTGACCTTGCATACTCCACTGCGCTTTCAGCTTCTAGCTTCTTGATGACGGCCTCACGCATTTCTTTCTCGATGATTTCACTGATGGGCTTTGGCTTCATCAGTTCCTTGATGTACTTGAGCGTTGAATCTTTCCAGCTCATGTGTTTCTTTCTTTTAATGCGGCTTCAATGTCACGCACCATCTCCAGCAAAGTGCCTCTGCCACACCCACACTGAAAATCTTCCCAGTCCCAGTAGCTTTCTACTTCCTCATCCGTCAGCCCTACCCATGTGCGCGGGGGTCGCATAGACAGTTTGATGTTGGCAACTCTTAGTTCGCCAACCAAGTCGTATGCATGCTCTTCCAGTCTTTTGATATGCGCATTAGCTTTCTCAAGTTCTGGCGCATTCGCCTCAATGATGCGCTCACGTTCTTTGGCGGCTACCAGTTTGGCAAAGGCAATGACAACTGGGTCATGCCAGTTGGTGTCATGGTTTGGGTTGTTGCTTGCAACTTTCCACATATGCTCAATTTCTTCTTGTGTCATTTCAATCCCCTGATATAAATTGCAAACGAATCAACTGTGTCCTTACCGAACACAGTCATCTTCTCCACATGCTGTGCTATCTCCTCGATGACCTGCGCTCGGTATGGGTTAAGAGATACGCTGGCTTTCACAGCCTCCTTGCGTTGCTGTGCTTGTCGTTCAATCTCGTTGAACGCTTCGTCTTCGGGGTCGTCAATCATTCTTTCCTCCGTTCTGCATCCAGTCAAGTGCGTATAAGAACACTGCTATCGCCACACCACCAAGGCCAAGGCCAATAAACAGCACCGCAATCAAAGCCATTACATCTAACATTTGTTAGGTCTCCTCATCCATCAATACAACAAACACTTCGTCGTTCACACGACAGCCTACGTTCTCAATGAAGTACTCGGCATCGACTAGCTTCAACATACCCAATTTGCCTCGCATCGTTTCGGGGAGGCTATTATCATCGTAAAGTTGAACATCGTCACCCACTTTGACTAGGTACTTACCACCATCTTTTACCACTACTGCGGCATCCCTATTCTCGAAGTGTTGCTTCACCTTCTCGATAGTCAGCATTTCGGAATCAATGCGTTCTTTCTCGTTGATACTTTTGGTGATTCGGTTTTTGTCGATGTCGTGCCAGCTTTCAACGTGGGCGAGGAACAAAGGAAAGCCAGTTCCCATGATGAATTGCATGGCCGCATCGCGCACAGTACGCTCGTGGTCATACTTCGCGTTGTCCTTCCTACGCTTTTGCGTAGCAATAACAGCATTCGCCGCTTTCACAGCGTTCTCAATCCGCTCGGTTGGCTTGAGTTTGTAGAACATCTTCTTGGCTTTCAAGATAGCCTTATCCGCATCCGCAGTCTTGTACCCACCACGACGCACTCGCTCCTTACCGATGCGCTCGTTGGATACGTGGATAACGTACTCACGTCCGTGGTAGTGCCGCTCGATAATGCCCAGCTCCTCGCCATGCTCTACTACGCTGAACGCTGTGACTCGTAATTGGTTGTCTGAAGAATAAGTCACATCGATTGCCACGAATCTCCACAAAGGATTCAATGTGGCCAGACGTTGGATGACTGGGTCTATCAGCTTATCCACAAACGCTATCTCGCGTTTGTTCGCGGCGGCGTTTTCTTTCAGCTTGTCGCTGATCTTTACGTTGCTCAGTTCTAATGTGTTCATGTTTTCTCCTTACCACTCGAAACGTTTAAGAATGTCATCTACCTTGGACTTCAACTCGATGCGAGAATCCGCATGTTCCTTGATGTCTTCGATGTCAGCACCGATCATTACCAACTCCAACTGTCTACGTGCTTCCTCCAGCTTGGGGTCGTTGGTCACATTCAGCTTGGTCAGCAACCCACACAACTCGATGGGGTTAGTGATAAGCGTGTCGTGATACCGCTTCTTGGAATCTTCATTCACATCAGTCAACTTCTCGGATATACCTACTAACATCTTATGCAGACGCTCCCACGGCTCACGCATTGACTCGGCCAGCTTCTTGTCTTGTTGCTTCAAGAACTCGCTGCGCATTTCATCTAAGTCATGCGCTGGTATGTCCAAGCGAAAGTCACCGGCCTCGGGCACAGGCTTGACTGTGCGTCGGAACCCAAACTTCAACCTAACATCTGTTAGGTCGGGGTAGTCCTCGGCTTTGTACATAGTGCCTAAGTTGGTAGGTGCTTCTGCAACAAGACGCGGGTACTCCAAGAAGAAGTTGTTGCACATCATGTTGAATGTCTGCTCGAACCCATTTATGGTCTGCTTGTAGTCCATGAACAACGCAGTCGGCAACATGCGCTCACCCTTGTCAGCCCACGGCAACGTATGTCTGTTGTGATACAGGCGAACCCTCGCGGCAAAGTCCGAGATGTCTTTGCGTAGCGAAGTACCTGCAAACAGATTCTTCTTGGTCTGCGATGCACCACGTACCGCTGATGCGTCCGTGTTCACCTTGTCGGTTACTTCTTTGTCCAGCTTGGATGCTGGCCACACACTGATGTTCAATTCCACTAACACTGCTGATGCACTAATACTCATTTCATTTCTCCTTGGTTGTTTCTAACATTTGTTAGTTCTTGATGTGGATGGTCTTGCCGTTGTCGGCCTCGCCATCAAAGTAGTCACCGACAATGCACCACAACGTAGGTGCAGTCCACTCGCTACCCCAGTCATCGCCCACGCAACCATCGGTCAGGATGATGACGCACTCAGGCTTGATGTTCTTCTCCTTGAGATACTCAGAGATACAGCTTGGGCTCGTACCACCACCGCCCTTGGGTCGAGTCGATGCAATGATGTTGGCCGCTTCACCATCACCATAGGTCTCGTGCTGAACCACACTGCTACCCCAGTACAACAAGTCCACACACGCAGGGTTTACTTCTTCCGCGATACCCTTAACCTCGGACAAGAACTCACCAAGCTCTTCATCGCCCACCGAACCCGATGTGTCAACAGCGATTACTAAGTGGCCCACCTTCTCACCGATAAGCGTCGGCATGTACATGCCTGTGGATAAGAACCTACGATTAACCCTGCGCCATGACGATGCGTCCTTGGCATTGCACGTTGACTTCACGAAGTCACGCAGTACCTCACGCCAGTTGATCTTGGGCTCAAGCAATTCAGCAAGCTCACGATCAAGCCCATCTGCCCCGCTACCCGCAATCTTCTGACGTGCCATCATGCCTTGGCGAATGGCTTGGTCGATCTCACGCTCAAGCTCTTTCTTCTCCTCCTCGGTCATGTTCTTGGCATCATTCCAGTCGTGGTCGTCCATACCACCACCGCCTTCACCATCGCCATCACCGTCACCTTCACCGCTCTCCTCTTTCTCCTGCTTGAGAATGTCGAAGACTTGCTTGGAGTTCATGCCACGGAACCGCTCATCTACCAAGCCCATCACCTTACCCGCCATCGGATGTCCGTTTGGGTAGCGAGGCATAGCGATAACTGATTCAGTCGGATCGAGGTCTTTGAGCATCAGGTTAATAACGTAGTCACAAGCTTGGTTGGCCAGCGCGTGATCTTCATCATGCAACTTGCGCCATGTGGTCAAGTGTCGATACATCTTGTGGCCGTTCTCGTGGGCTACAAGGAAGTTCAACTCTTGGTCACGCAAAGACTTCACAAACGCACGTCCGTATCGCTCATCACGTCCGTTGGTACACGCAGTCGGGATGTTATCCACTACGCTAGTTTTGCCTACCATCAACACACCAGACAGCAATGCGAACTTGGGGTTACGCATCAACGTAATCTTGGCCTTCTGTACTTTCCGTTCTTCTAACATTTGTTAGCTCCTTCTTCGTTTTCATTTAACATTTCACATACTTTCCTACACACAGTTTCATCCTCGTGCTTGAACATAGTGTTCCAGTCCTCGTCCCTCACGCACCAACCCAAGACAACTATTTCCCCATGTCGATTGGTTGCGGTTATCCACTGCACAAAGTACCGCGCTTCCAACTTCTTGCGCAGTTCTTTGTAGTCAACGTTTGTTGTGTTCACAGCAGGTCTTGATTCTTCGCAACCCAGTCAGCAAACGCCTTCGCGCTGAACGCAATGCTCTGCTTCTCCTTGGTCTTGGCAATGTTGATAGCGAACACTGCTTGCCACTCGGCATCGAACCGTTCCAAGTACTCCATGAATGGGGCGATGGTGTCTTTCTCGATACGTGTGATAGCACCGAACACCACAATGGCACAAGCGCCGGGGCTTGTTGGTATCTTCGTATGCTTAGGGTCTTTGATGGTTGCTTCCCACGTTGGCAGTTGGTCAGCGAACTCGATGTACGCTTGCATGTCACGCGAACCACTCTCACCAATCGCACCAGTCAACGCCGCAATCACAGAGTCAGGGTCGTTCTGCTTGCGAGTCCGGACAATGTTGCTTGCAGTTTCCAGCGAACGTGGAGACACGAACGCAGTCTGTGGCTTCTTGGGGTTGAAGATGTAGGGGTTGTCGTTCTGCCCACCATCGGTGTAGCTTGCGAGCACATGGGGAAAACGGTTGACCCAAGCAATCACTTCGGGCTCGATGCCCTTGCCAATCGCCCACTCAATCCATTCATCCGCAGTCGGCTTGCCAATCGTCAGGGGAACCAAACGATTCATACTGTGCGACTTCAAGCTGTCGCCCACGCCGTCGGTGCTCAGGTTGCCAGTCAGAAACACAATGGTCTGTTGGTCGCCTTTGCTTGGCAGGGGGATGTCACCGAGTCGGGGGTTGGCCTTCTCAAGCATGGGGTGAAGCATGTTCTTCACAGGGTCAGCACCCTTGGTG